CTGTGTCGACTGTAATGTCGTGACCTTGAATAGGATCTGTAAAATCCCCTACGTCTTCATCCTCTAAGATTGCTAACAAATCCATGTAGACTTGCTTGCCGAATTCCCATAGCCTTACGCCTTTCTCTTCTTCGCCTCTTACGATGACTGGAACGAATACACGTAATTTTGGTTCTAGCTTCTTAGCAGTTTGCCAATTGTCTCTTTCGTTAGACTTACGTAAGCCTTGTGCGAATTCAACGATTGGATCTTTTTCGCCGAAAGAAGTCGGAGAAATCATGGTCTTGTTGTTGATGCCGTAGTGGAAAAATAATTCCTTGAATGGATTCGATTTGTTGTACACGGATGGTACAATACGAACTAAGTGTTTACCTACAGTAGGTTTCCAGATTGTTAAACTGAAATCCTTTTTCTGTCCGCCTCTTGGATTTTGTAGGGAAGCGAGCCTAGACTTTAATTGGGAAATGTCCATAACTGTTGTTTAATAATTTATTATATAGCTAATATACTAAATAAATTCGAAAGAAAAAAATTTATTTTTCAGTGAGAGCTATACGGCAACTATCTTGTGGATAGAGGTATTTAGCTTTCTTAGATCTTCGCCTTGGGTCAATAGGATAGAGTTCCTATAGTCAGGCCAGTTCACCATAAACTTGCTGTCCAATACTCCATTATTCAAAGTTTTGATTAGGGTATTAAGGGCGTTAATGGTGTATAGTGTGTTTGAGTCTTTCTTTCTGTGCAATAGAATAGTATTCGGTAGGATCTTGGTGTTAGGTCCTTCTATCTCGATGTTGTATGTGCACATGTACTCGTCAGACTCCGGGGAAGCCAATACGAATATCTTATTGTAAAGTATCTTGTATTCTTTATTTATTTCTTGCAACCTTTCGTCTAATAACTCTTTTTTAGCGAATGTGCAAAACAGCTTGTTCATAAGCGATTCTGGTGTTAATTCTAATGTGTTTGTTTCTGTCATAACCTTGTTTAATAAATATTTGTAATTAGTTTAGAATGCATAGCTGGTTCCATGTTTGTGTTTTACCTTCATTTTGCTTGTTTCCAATATAGTTTTGATCTCCTGTAGTGTCTTTTTGCCGTCCTTTTTGCTGAAATCAAATAGAAACGAGTCGTAAGTGATCAGAATTAGCTTGGTCTTGGCGCCTGTCGTTTTAAGATAGTTTTGAATCTCTTGTATCTTATAAATATTTTCTTTAGTCTCTAGGTTTTGCACCACGTAGTTAAACAGCTTGTACTTGGTCATTGAATTGTCCTTCTTGATTATTCTGCCAGTTGGTAACTTGTAACCGCCTTGCTTACTGTATTGCTTCCACATCTCGTCTACGTAAGAACCCATTTGAGCGAAGAAGTCTACGTGTTTGTACTTTTTATCCACTCCACCGTAAAGCTGTTTGAATGTAATAGTTTTTGACTCTTTGTACTCCTCTTCCGTAAGCTCCTCTTTGTTGAAATAGCTTTTACCAAGATATTCGTGAAAAGACTCTTGTGGACATTCAAAATTTATAAGTTTAGCTATTAGCCTCAAGTGATATGCGTCGAAGTCAAATTCAACAAGAAAGTCATTAGAAGGTAAAAAGCAGCTTCTGAAATCGTTCTCTTTTGGAATGGCCAAGAAGTTAATGCCGTTAAACGAATTTGTTGGTCTTCCAGTTAAATTATATAAGTTGTAGCAAGAGTACATCCGCTCCCCTTTAATAGAATAGCTCTGATCGTGAATCTGGTACTTATCTGTCAAACACTTAACGTCTACCTTTATTGGATTCTCCTCGACTGATTTGTACGCGTTAATGAAGTCCTCTTGAGTCTGTAGATCTGTTTCTAAACCGAAGTAGCCTTTAACGTAATCGTACAAACATTGGCACCTTTCGTAGTGCTTCGATATAGGTATTAATTCGTTTGTGATGGGAAGCTGCCCATAACGTGAGTAAAAATCGTGGTGTAAATTAGTATCGCAATCGAACTGGTTAAATTCGTTTGTTTGATCCAGATTAACGAAATGTAGGTCTATAGCGTTAGGTAAATCTAAGAAGTAAGAGTGAAACTTCTTGTCTAATAGGTATACTTTTTTGTGGAGCTTTAAAAACTCTTGAACCATTTTAAAATCCAAGTAAAAGCTTTCAGAGTGTTTGAAAGGGAATATGTAACCCTTTTCACCATCGTTGTAATACAGTAAACTTGGGTACGTCAACTTCGGGTGAACTCTATCGTTGCCCGCTATTAGTTGTACGAAACACTCGTCTTTAATATCAAGGTTGCCGAATTGCGACAAACTTTCTACAATGAAATACATAACCTTTTAATTTGAACTAAATATAACCAATCCAATCGATTGTATTCAATTAATCTATGTAGTGGGTCTTGAGAACTTTGCGTATTCACCACCGATAAACTCTATAAGACCCAAGAAGTTTTTGCCGGCATCTTCCGTATTCTTTTTGTTTACTTCTATAATGCCTAATCGTATATCGTACTGAGAATATCTTTTTGTGTTTAAATCTCCTGTAAGTTTCCAAAACATCTGTGTCACTAAATAAAATGACACATCGTATCTAACCGTTCCATTCACAAACTCGTTGTACTCTTCGGGAGAAATTTCGATAACAAAACCTTTGCTGTTAATCTTCTTGATAAAATATCTAATAAAATAGCCTCTAGTATAATCGTCAACGGTGGGTTTTGGATAATAAGATATAGGTTCTAATGCTTGGGTTTTAGTAACGTTAGTTTGTCTTAAGAATTGGTTCTTTACTGAAGATGGTAAATTAGAAGCGTTTAGATAATCTGAGTTACCGTAATCTTCAATTGTTTTTAATTCTTCGTTTGGTCCTACTATGGGATTAGGTCCACTATAGAATTTATTATCGTATGTTTGATAGTAGTCGCCAGAATAAGGAGCGCCATCTAATGAAAGACGATTTCCGGTTGTCTTCTGATCTGTTTTGACTCTAAATGATGGATAGTATTTTATCATATTAATTTACCTGTTGCGTCTAAGTAAGTAGATAATTTGCCCTCTTTTAAAGCGATGTGTAAGTGAGTATCCCATGTATAATCTGGTCTTGGAGGCTGGCCTACATAACCTAATAAGTCTCCTTTTTTAACCGCACCTTTAGCTACAACTGAATCTAAGTGAGTATAAAACACCTGCGTTTTACCCCATAATGTGAATCTATATCCCCAAATATATGGAACTGTTTCATAGAAGTTTATATTTTCTACCTTGCCATCGAATAGAGCATATACTGGCGTGAAGGCCGGCACAAATAAATCCCACGCATTTGAGCTTTGCCATTGACCTTGTTGTGAAGCGTCTCTTGCTCCATGTGCTGGTAGAGATATTGAATTTCCAAGAGGTTTGCTAGCTCCAAAAAGAAACGAAGACGTAGAAGCTGCAGAGTTTTGCGCAATGCCGGTGCCTCTTGGAGTAGATCCTCCAGATCCGCCCTTTGGATCTATTGCATTATAAAGAGAACTGCCTTCGGGATTAAAAGCAGCTTGCTTTCCCTTTTGAAATTCAGTATTTAAACGTCTTCCTGCAAAATCAGCTCTTGTTTTTAAATATGTCATATTGGCTTTGATGGCTGTAGTCCACTCATTGTTCTCTATTGTGTGAACGTTTCCAGTAACCATAAATCCAACTTTTTGTGAGCCTTTTGCAATGTTTGATTTTTCATCGGTCGATGTAGTTCTAACGTTGTATGTGTATGGAAGAAATTTTTCTGATATTGTAAAGCCCTGCATCATATTGAATCCTGAGATGCCATCCAATGTAAAGTTGATGGATACCGGAATCATGGCTGCTGCTCTAGTCGGCGCGTCTAATTTGCTTACCGTAAGTTTTTCAATATAGTAGTTTGTTGCATGGCCAATATTTTCGGTAGACGGATTGTACGTACCGTAGAAATCTGTTACATTTTTATTGAATTTTAAAGCAGAAGATACTATAGCGTCAATATTTGCTTGATCTACTTTGGTTTTTCCATCTTTTTGTTTAGTTATATCAGAATTCTCTGTTCTGTTTGGAATATATCTATCGCTATAGTATTTGTTGATAAAACCGTAAGGAGTTCCATCTGTAGAATTAGCTGATTTTTTTTGTACGTCTGAGTTAGCACTGATTGCTAAAACATTTGCCATTTTTGAAGATATGTCAGTTCTTAAATCCAAACTTCTGGCTATTGAATTTCTACCATATATTGGAATGTCGTAGTCTGAATTCTTGGGAACGATATCTTCGTCTGATAACCCAGGCACCAATTGATCGTCTATTATTTGAAGACAATTAGAAGCATCGTCATAGGAAAATCTAAATATATTAAAATTACCCAAAGTTTTATTCATATCAGATAGTATCTGTTCTACGAAAGCTTTTAAAAATACGCTATTGGTTTGATCTTGAGAAAAGAACTGCTTAATTATGTCAAAAAGATAATCTATATTAACCAACACATTCATGATCTTACCTCTATAAGCATCGATTTCTTCTGCGCCTTTAAATCTAGGAATGTCTCCAGAAATAGTGTCTTTTTCAGGACTAAATAAAGCAGTTAATGCGTTGTTATTCTCTTTATTGCCTTTTATGCTATTTCCCTCTAAAACATCTGTATAGAATAGCGTTTTATAGTCTTCAAGAGTTCCTTGAAAAGGAATCATAAAAGTCATACCGTTAGTGGTCATGTGACATGGATGACTCAAACAAAAATTAGTTTCAGGATTATAATCCATGTACATTAGAGGCGTTTTTTTTCCTTCTGTTTTTTCGTCGTACAAATTACAACAGTGATTCAATATGAACATTACTAGACCTAACTGAATGTATACAGGGTGTGCTAATCGACTACCTTCGTTAATGTCTTGATTCACGTCGTAAGGAAGCACGTAAGATTTTAATAACTTTTTATAGTCTACTTCTACCTCTTTTGGTATATCTCCTGTAATTTTATTTGAGAGTACAGCAGAGTTAAATCCATACTTTATATTTTTTTCGAATGGATCGCTAGCGCTAAGACTATTGTTTATAATTTTATCTATATATGTTTTAAAGATTCCATCAGAAAATACAGGAACCGCAAATTCTTTTGCCGTTAAATCTACTTCTTTAACTTTTCTTTCTAAATCAATTTTTTTAGAGCTCGCATTAATTGCTTCTATTAAAGAATAAATTTGTATGCTTCTTAAAGTTGCTTCTAAAGAGGATTGATACTGTACTGCTGGTTTGGTTTGTTCGGTGCTAGTATTAGAAGCGGGATTCGTATTTTCTGGCCCAGCTTTAGCCGTATCCTGGCTGGTTAAACTATCTCTATATTTTTCATATTCTCTTGTTGAAGCTTTTGCATTATAAATTTTTATGCTGTCTATTAAGCTTGTATCATTTAATCTTATAGAAACTTCAACATCAACAGTGGTTTCATCGCGATTTGACGTTTCTATTAAACTTCCGTCTGCTCGTCTTGTAGTCTTATTTTTCCAAGTTGTATAAGGCAGTTTGTAATAATATTTTAATTGTAATCCATAGTTTCCAGGTCCTGTCATTGATATGCCGATAGCTTCACCTTTGTCTTTATTTTTGCTAAGGTATCCTGGGTTATATACATCAGTACTTGTTTTAAATTCATTAGTTAAGAACGTATTGGCCTGTAAACCGTCAGGAAATTTTAAATTTGCCAAAGAAATTGAATATCTAGAAAATGTTCCAACTAAATCTGTATCTTTTTTTTCTCCTGTAAAATAAGACACAATATCGTTTAAAATAGACTGCTGAGAGACTGAGTATGCTATTTCTTTGTTTGTATTTTTATTTATTGTAGGAATTTCTACGTCTATTGCAAAATTATAAGGAGTAAAATCTGAGTAATTTTTAGTTGTTAGGAAATTTGAAGGGGAAAAATATTGGGTTTGAATAGAATATTTATTCGGTGCTGTAGCAATGGCCAGCTTCACAGTTTCTACAGCTAATTTATTTAGCAAAGCTTTGCTTTTAAGATCGCTAGAAAAACCTACAGATTCTATAATTTTATTTAAATCTTCGTTACCATTTAAAATCACTCCAAATTTTTTAATATATAGTTTGTTATCGATACTATTATTATAATAATAATCGTATTCATCTTTTTTATTATAATCTTTGCCTTTTCTATCTCTAGCGACTAGACTACTAGGAGCTGATGCATATCTGCTAAAAAATCTTTGAGTTACATTAGATAAATCGGTTTCTGCTGCTATGTTTTCGTCTTTTTTGTTATCACCTATTAAAAAATCTGAATAACTATCAAAAGCTTTAAGTTTTTCCTCTCTTTCTTTCTCTTTTGCTTTTTTTACTTTCGCGGCTTCTGCTGCTTGTTCTGCTTTTACTTTTTCATCTTGTTGTTTCTGTATGGTTCTATAAAGGCTATTTAATTGTTCTATTGTGGTTTTTAATGGCTGAGCTAAAGTTGCAGGTTGATTTATCTTTAGACTATCTGCTAAAGATCCAAGTCCAACTAGCTTTAAAACGCAATCGTATCCGCCTTCTTGATTGTACGAGAAAGAGAAATTACTAACCATACCCAACATACCATCATAGTTGCCTTTGGACTCTCTTCTTTTTAAACCTAAATCAAGAGCTATCTGTTCTTTTGTTAAGTTATCTTTGAAAGGATCTAAACTAAATAATTCAGTAGCGCTTAAATTTGAAGATTCTGACTCGTAGTAGAAAGTGTTTCCCCATTCCAAAAACATTGTGTATCCCAACTTAAAATACAAAGCATCTATTACGTCCAACTGACTTTTGTCCCAAACTTTAAATTCTATTGTTGCGCCTCTAATAGATCCCAATCGACCTTGAGTTTCTATAACAACTCTGCTTAGTCCTGGCATTGGACGATAGCCAAAATCTCTAACCTCTTGATCTCCTAATAAAGAGTAGGTTTCTTTAAAACCTTTTCTTAGTTCGTAGTTGGTTTTACCTCCTTGATTGTTGTACTTAGAAACTCCACCGTATAGCACAAAGTTTTTCGATAAATCTTCTGGTTTGGTTAAGGTTAAGCCTGTTAATTCAGAAAAATATTTTGTATCTGATGGTTCGGTTATATTGATAGAAGACACTAATCTAACCCAACCAGTTTTGTTTCCAAGATACTGTAGGTTTGCATTGTCTCTATTGGCTTGAGTTCCTTTTTTGCTTCTAGTTTGTAATTGTTCTAAAAGCCAAACAGGAATGTGTGTACCAATAACGTTAGATATTTTATTATCGTTTTGTGCCATACTATCTTAATGAGTTAGCGTTTCTGTATTGATTAACTACAGACTGAATATCTGAAGGAATTCTTAATTGAGCGCCTGGCGGTGGATACAGTGAATCTCCTGGTAAAGCGTTAGCCGATGCTATAATCCACCAAAAGCTAGTGTCTCCGTAAAAGTCGTAAGCCATTAAATCTAATCTATCTCCTAGTACTACTATCACATAAGTGTCCTCTTCTGAAACTGGAATTTCTGGATAAACGTTGTTGACATAGTATTGGCTACCTGTTGCTTGGTATTTTATTATGTCTATATTTTGGTATCTGTTAAAGCTCATATTCTTATGTTATTGGTAAAGAATCTCCCGATTTTTCTAAACCATTTCGTTTCATTATCGGTTATTTAACGTTTCGTTGATGTTGAAAAGTAATTCCTCTCTAGTTGGAGCTGGGCTATTACTTTCTTGATTGATACCCGCGAAAATAGCTAAAGCGTTTTGAATTTCGGGTATTGCGGCTTGACGTTTTCTTTGCTCTTCTGTTTTACGGGTATCATTATCTTTCTTTTGTAAAGTATCAACTATAAAGTTTCCGTTTGCCAATAAAGCAGGTGTATCTGTAAGATCTTGAGCTCTTCTTGGTAAAATATCCATAATTGGTTTGAAGGTAATGCTTACATTTAAGTAATGCGGTAATTCGGCTACTTTTCTGCCGCTGTATGCATCATTTTCTTGATTTATTTCCCAAGAAGCATTATCTTCTATTGTAATATTGATGCTTTCTAAAACTCCAGGCGTTCTATATAAATAATCACCAATGGTTAGTTTAATGATTGGCGCTCTCATTGCTGAAGTATTTGGACTATAATCCGGATAAACTTGACTGGTTAAATAGTTTAACTTCTCGTACATTGGTCTCAATTCAGGTCTTGATTGAGCAAATATTTTGAATGAGAAAGAAACCGTACGATCGAACCCTTGATAAGTTCTAAAGTTTTCACCTCTACCCAAATATCTAAAAGAGTTGTATTCTCCAGAGTGATTATCGGATATGCCAGATAAGAATGCTCTAAATACTAAAGCTGTTGTCTTTGTAGGATTATCGTTGGATATAGCTTCGAAAGCAAATTTAATTATGTCTTTAGCGTAGTCACCTGAAAATGGGGTGTCTCCTTCGTTAACAGTAAATGGGGTTAAAGCATTTAATCTATCAATACCGACATCTGTACCTGGAACATAGAAAATGTAAGTTTTATTTAATCTACTAATTCTAGGATCTCCAGGGTTTCCGGCGTTCATTGCGTTTTGAATACTTTGTTCAGAAAAATTCCACTTTCTTGCTTGTTGCACTGGACTTGCTACTTGGCTTCTGAAATCTTGTATTTTTGAAACGTCTTGAAACAGCGCATTAACTCCGTTAGGTTTTTGATTCTTTATTTGATCGTAGGTAAGAGTAAGTATATTTGAAACTAATGTTGTATCTGTAGCTCTTCTTATTATTGTTTTTCCAACACCATAAGTAGATCCAGGGCCTTGTATGTAATCGAATAGGATACTTTTATTCAAAGACATGCCCAAAGTATTGTACAAATTAGGATCTGTAAATTTTACCTCTTTGTTGCTGTTAAACATTTTAGTTTGATAGAAAGCGTATAGTCTGTTTCTATCTTTTCCGTTTACTGTAGTGAATTGCTTTTGAATGGTAGCTGCGTAAAAGTTTTGAAACTGAAAGCCATTGATACCAATTCTATCTGGATGATAGCCTGTACCCGAACTTAATACAGCGCTCAACATGTTCTTTCCTGATGGATCGTATATCCAAGTATTTGGGATAGTTCCAAAAGAAGTAGACTGGTAACCTTGCGTGGTTTCCATTCTAGGATTTGTTTTTTGTAAATTTACTTGCTTGTTTAAAAAAGCAGGTCCTTTAGATCCGTCTTTAAGAAACTTTGATATTCTTAATTGATCTATCTCACCGGTTAAAGTTCTTCTGGCCGTTCCTGTTCCTGGGTCTAACTCTGCTCCGCCTCTTATTGGATAATCTAAACTGTTTCTGTTTCTTTGATAGAATTGTAAAATAGAATTTGTAACCGGTCCCGCATCTTGCATCGGAAATTTAACGTAAGGTAAACCGGAGTTTCCCCCTTGAGGTTGATCCATTCCGTATTTCAACGTGGTAAAGTCTGTCTTCTGATTTAAGAAAACTGAATCTGATAAGTTGGAAGAGTTATAGTTTAGTGGCATTAAGAGTTGTATCTAGTTGTGTCAAAATTTGTGTAAGAATTGTTTTGAAAACTATTTAATACTAATTTACCGGTTGGAACTCCGTCTAACATAACGTTTCCTGTAACGAATCTCACTTGCGCGTTAGACGCATCAGGTTTTTGAGTTACCAATTTTGTCAATAACTCAACTGTCTTTGTTGAATTATCTGCGGTCATTTTAATTAACTGTAAACTGCTAGCTCCCAAATAGGTTTCTCCTGAGTCAACTTGGGCAATTCCAGAAGTTTTAACCACTCCACCTTTGGCTAGTTTTCCATAGCTTTTACCTCTTAGGTTTTCAGCGAAGCCTTTGATATTATCTCCGTAATCTTCTGCTATTTCGTCCTTTCCGAATAAAAATAAATTTGCTATCTTAGAAGCTCCATTAACGAAAGTTCCTATGCCTTCTAAAACTGTAGCAAAGAAATCTTTTAATCCGTTTACAAACCCTTGAATTTTACTTGGATTCGACATAAACTCAATAGCTTTGTCTATGAATTCAGTAACTCCTGAATTCGCTATAAGACTTGTGAATCCTTGTTTGATTTTTTCTATCAATCCCGCTAATCTTTCGTTAGCTGCTCCTGAAGCCAGAGCTTGATATTGTTGCTTTTCTTGTTCGGTAGTAATGTCCTTCATCGTAGCGAACCTCTTCTTCGCTAATTCGTACTGTTGCTGCGCTGACTGACCATCTTTAGCTCCTATCTTAGATAGGAACTCTTGCTTCTTTAACATGTCGGCCATCGTGTCCCTAGTCATACCAAAGCTAGATGCTAGTGACTCTGCTGCGATTCTATTTAAACCTAAGAATTGTTCTGAATTTCCAACCTGTTTTGTTATCTCTTCAGCTGCTGTAACTAAATCGTTGTTTAAGAAAGCTTCTCTTGCTTTATTTAAGTTGATATCTTTTCCGGTCAACAACTGAGCTTCCATTTCTTTACTAATAGAAGACTCGTAATCCAAGAAAGAATCTGCCAATGCGTCTACCTGTTTTAATTCTAGACCCATTGCTTTTGTTTGCAATACGGCCTTTGTAATTTTTTCTGGATACTTTGCGAATGTTAATCCTAAATAGCCTCCCAAATTACTAACCTCTTTTAATACCGCTTTGTAGTCTTGCGTAGCTAACCCAGCTTTTTTAAGATTCTGTACTTGTTGTAGTACATTTCCAACAATGTTCGCTGATTCTTTTCCAGTAATTACAGAAGTTTGAGCGATGCTGGCTTGTATGTCTTCTTCTAATCCTAAAACGTCTTTTAATCTTATGTTAGTGCTTAGTATCTCGTTAGAAAAAATTGCAGTAGTGCCCAATTGTTTGCTTAAAGCAACTTGAGCTTCGTATAGTTTTTTAGGATTTACAAAAACATCTTTAGTACTGCTAGCTATGTTACTAAAGTTGTTTGCTAGTTTTTGAGATTCGTCTGCGCTTAAACCAAGTTCTCGACCCATTTTTACGAACATGGAATTGGCATTCATCGCATAATCCATGAAAGTAGACATTATATCGACTACTCCACCAAGCAATCCACCAACTAATGGTATCTTTTCTAAGAACCCGCTAATTGGTTTTGTAAGATTTTGAATTGGTCCTTCTGCTAATTCTCCGCCCAAAGCTTTCATTCCACCAACCATTCCGTCTCTAAACATTTTTATTGTTCCTTGTAAAGCGGAGTTTAATGCTTTAGCCGCTCCTAAGAATAAACCGGCTTTGAATAGAGGATCATTTTTCCAAGAGTCTGCGAAAGAAGTTTTGAATGCTTTAAAACCGGCTTTGAATACGCTTCCGCCGGCTTTTGGAACTTCAATTAAAGGGATAGGTTCTAAATTTTGTTGAGCTCTTGTTACGTTCTCAATTGCTATGAGTTTATTTTTAGCTGTAATTTCTTCTACTAATTGAAGGTTTCTGGCTTGTTGTACCATAGCCTCGTAAACCTCGCTACCCATTCCTAATTTCTTAGAAAAGTTTTCAAATAGTTTACCTGTAACACCTATAGAGCTTTGTATTTCCTTTTCTTTAGCTAATTCTTTTTCGAGCTCTTTTACAGTAAGACCAATTATCTCGCTGCTTTTTGATCTAGCTACATATTGAGCTTGTAAAGGAGTTAAGTTTTTAGTTTCTTTTTCTAAAAGCCTTTCTGCGATAGTTAATTGTCTTTTTGCAGAAGATATGGCTCTTGCGTTTCCGCTTGCTAAAGCTTCTGATAAGTTGTCTTCTTTTTGTTTTTTCTCATCCAGTAATTTAACATAATCTTGAGCGCCTTTTAATTGTACTGCGCTTATTTTTTGAAGATCTGCTTGCGTTTCATTTAATTTGGCGGTGTTTACAAACTGCTTGGATATCTGATCGTTTATCTGTGATTGTATTCTCTTAACGTCTATGGCATTAGTTCTAAAGCCCTCAATAGAAGATCTAACCTTATCGTATCCGGTTTGAAGCTTTTTTAGTTCGTTTACCTGATCTCTGATAATGTCTCCAAAATCAGCGCCATCTCTTACTAGCGCTTTAAAAACACCTTGTAATTTTTTTGCTTCTTCTGCCCCTGTAGATGATTTTGGGGTACTGCTATTTTGATTTTCGTTGGACATGGCTACAAATAAATATTTAAGCCTTTGGTTTTGCCTTGCTTGTTACGTAAGAAGGTTTTGACTTAAGAGATTGCTTAACGGCGTCAGGCATTTGAACCTTACTTTTGTCGCTTTGCTCGGTAAGAACTTTGTCGTTCTCGTTCTGAGCCTCTTGCAATCTGTCTAGGTGTTCCTTTATCTTTTTTATATTGAATTTCCTCTTTGGGATATCCATGTTCCAGACCTCAGTATAATTAAAACCTCCGCCCCCATGATAAACGAGGTCGAAGACTTCAGTCATAAAGACACCTCTATATTCCGCTCCCGGGAAAAAAGAACTCGGCTGTCATTGGCAGCTCGTCGATGACCTCCTCTCCATCTTTAGTCGAAAAAGTGATCTTTGTGTCGATATCTGGAATTACGCTCTCTATGTATTTTCTCAAAGGAAGAGAATCTTGGGATAATAAAGCTCCGCTATCGATAAAGTCTCTAACTGTTTTTGTAGAATAATCTCCGTTAATAGAAGTGATCTGATGTTTTAACTTTGTAGTCAATAAACCTGGTGCAGCTTCTCCTAAATTCTTTTTCATGCCTTTCATCTCTTCGTCGATTTTTCTATCGTCTGCAATTGTTAAGGCTTTGAAAGTAACAGTGTTTTTGGTGAAAGGGAGTTCGAAACTAAATTCGTTCTTTTCGTTGAATAGAGTGGTATCAATACTCTTATACTTAACAGACTGTAAATCGCCTTTAACGACTTCTGATTCCATCGTATTTGGATTGAAGTAGTTAAAAGAGTAGTCTTTACCGTAAGCCAATATTCTAGCTGCGATAAGAATAGCGTTCCTGTCGCCCAGGATCAGATCCTCGTAGTTTATTGGAGTTTTAATGATAGACTTAAGCATTCTTTCAATAGCTAAGCCTTGACGTAACAGATTCGCATTGGTGAGAATGTCCTCTTCTCTAGCGGTCATGTATTTGATTTCGATTTGCCCAGAAGCTAATGGGGAATCTTTTGGGTATAACAAACCCTTTGATGGAAGATCTACCATTTCGGTAGGTACTGTAAACTTTGGTTCTGACATGTAATAACTATTTTAAATAAATATAATCTATTAAAATTTCAGGGAACAAAAAAAGACCGCGGTGAGGCGGCCTTTCTTTTATATTCGTTATTTTTATCTTAGAAGTTCAAGATAGCGTAGTCCATACCCAAAGTCAAACTGATTTCGGTAGGATCTGAAGTAGACCAGTCGTAAGTTCCGAAGTTTGTTTCTTTGATGAAAGCGCCCTTGCAAATCCACTCTGATACAATATCTCCAACTGGACCTAAGATCGATAAGTTAATGTCTTTCTTATAAAAGTCAGAATAACCGTTTCTACCTGTTACAGACTCGTGATGTAAACGTACCCATTCCATTACAGCCTCTTGGCCTGATGGACTGATTGGATTGTATAAAGACAATGTGATGTCTCTCCACTCAGCTTTTCCTTTAATCTTACGATAAACATTGATGTGATCTAATTTGATTTCATTTAAAGTAAGACCTGGTGCGTCCGCTTTTTTAATCATATATGAAGGAATACCGTCGATGTACATTACAAATCTATTCGATACTGTAGGTTCGAAAGCGGTAAACATTATTTCATTTGGGTCTAATACTGGCATTTTTGGTTGTATTTAGTATAAATATTACTTTTACTTATTTTTTCTTCTCGGCCGCTTTTTTCATATCTGCAGCTTTTTTGTCAGCAACCTTCTTAGCTTCCGCTTCTTTCTTTTTCTTCTCGTCAGCTTTTTTCTTGTCTTCAGCAACTTTTTTAGCGTCTACTTTTTTAGCTTCGTTTAAACCTGCGCCTTGATTTTTCATAGAAGCGCCTGCGTTCTGTAATTGGTTGTACAATTCAGGGTTTTTCATTTTCAAAAGATCTTGAGCTTTAGATATTGCTACGCCTGTTAGACCTAGTCCTAATACTCCTGATAATGCAGCTATTACGTCTACTATTGGAGATTCTTCTAAAGTTTCAGTTTCTTCTACTGGAGCTTCATAGTTTTCTTTGATCATTAACCTTGCCTTTACACTCTCGTATAAACGTGCTGGTACTTTAATTCTAATGATTGTATTATCGTTCATTTTCTATTTTGTTTGATATTATTGGCCAAATGTTGCTCCTGTAGGTAAGATGTTGAAATCTAATTGAATAAATTCCGCTGTCTTAGTTGGTTGTAAATAAATGGTACCAACCAATTGATTTCTATCAACTACGTCTGGAGTGTTATTAGTATCGTCCATGATTACTTGGAAAGCATAAAGACCTTGTCTTTGTTGAACTGATTCTAAATAAGGATTAACTTGGTTGATGAATTTGTTACGAGTTACTTGAGTATTTGGTTCGAATACTAAATTTTCTCCAATTTGACCAATATAGCTCTTAAGCGAGATTAACAATCTTCTTACGTTTACTCTATCCAAAGCAGATGCCTTGTTTTGTAAAGTCTTTTGACCGTAGATCACCGTACCAACGCCTGGGAAAATAGCGATTGGATTGATAGATGCTTGATATAATCTGTCTCTATCAGAAGAAGTTAAACGTCTTTCTGGTTGTAATACTGTTGAAAGACCTCCTCTATTTAAACCTGCTGGTGCAAACCATTCTGCTCCAACTTTATCGTTGTACTCGTAAGCAGCAGGAACGATTGTAGAAGCAGGAACGAAGTTAACCTTGCCTGTCTCTCTTGATCTCAATTGTACCCAAGGCCAATAAGTAGCCGCGTAAGAGCTATCGAAGCCGTTTACTTGGTTAATAGCAGTTGGGATAGATTGACCGTAGCCAACCATATCAATTACTGCAATATTATCTCCTCTTGTTTGAGAGTTGTTGATAATGCTGTTAATTTGAGAAGCGGCGTTTACTGCAGTCAAACCTGGTGCGTATAAGATGTTAAATTTGTAAGCATCTTTGTTACCCAATAAGTTGATTGCCGTATTATAATCGGAAGCGAATACGCCTTGAATATTTGAATTTGTAGTGCTTGTTGTAGAAGGCACGTTAGCAATGTTCTCGAAGAAGTTAACAGGTTCTTTACCGAATGAACCGAATATTGCGCCTGTAGCAGATCCAAAAGAACCGTTATAAGAACCAGATCCAACTTGAGGAATAGAACCTGTATATTGAAGCTGTGCTTGACCGTATTGGTTCGTATAGCTAGGAGTTGGAGTGTTAACCGTTTTAACTCTTACATACTTGCTCTTATTTTGGTAAGATCCTGTAGTTTGTAAGTAGTTATTGCTTAAATCGTCTGTAGCAACTGTGTAAGCTTGATCTCCAATAACGTAAGCAACGTAATTGCTTTGGTTAGGATCTAAAGATAAACCGTTCCATGTTTCAAGAACTGTTTTGCTATTTTGATAGTCGTCTCCTCTTCTAATAATGATATTGAATAAACCAGATCCTGTATCGTTAGAGGTAACTTCCCAACGAATGTTAGCAGAAGATCCACTAATTAAAGCTCCGCTAGAAGCGCTTGTTAAATAAGAAGCGTCGTTGTTATTCATTACAATACCAGCAGATAAAGTCTCTAAAACTAGAGCTGGATTACCATTGATATTATTGATGCTCGCTGTAGCTGGTGTGTAAGATCCAGAAGTAACTCTTGTAACCAATAAAGATTGACCTCCTTGTTCGAAGTAGTTCAATGCTGCCATACTAGTCAAGTACTCGTAAGAAGCACCGCCTGAAACAAAAGCTCCACCAAATACTGCCTTATATTGCGAATATGTGGTAACTAATGTAGGTATGTTTACTGGACCTGTTACTGCGGGACCTACTAATGCTGCGCCTGCTGCAACTGGTCCTTGGGTTATTTGTGAAAGATCGTTTTCCTGTAAGAAAACTCCTGGGCTAATAAGTGTTTCGGCCATTTAGATTATTTTTATCTAGTAATAAATATCGGTACTTAGTTCAAAACGCTTTAGCTAATTTCTCCTGTCTCTATGTTTATGGAGACGCTGCCGTATTTGGATTTAAGCTCTTCAAAAAGTAGATTCTCTCTGCTCTTTATGTCTTTAATCAAAATCTTCTGTTTTTCAATCTCTAATTCCAATACCATTTTTTGGTAACTTAGCTCTCCAAGAGACGATGCTACTTCCAAAGCGTCCTGTTTTACGAAATTGATCTGCTGTAACTCTTCGGGTGTTAACTGATTTGCCATAACTGTATTTGCTATAAATATGTAAGAAAAACGGCCCGCTGTGGGCGAGCCGATTGTCTATTATTCTTTTGTGATTATTCTCCTGCGTTTATTAGCTTAAACAAAGTAGTGTAAGCGCCTTCTGATTCTACGTTCTCAAAATCTTCTAAAGAGAAAGCTTTGTGCTCTAATTCTCTGTCTTCGTTTAAAAGAGCATTGAACTCGTTTTGAAATTCTACGAACTTAGGGTTGATGTCCCTTGAAACTATTTTGCCTTCTTCGTCAGTTACAACGTTAATGTGCATTGTAATTGAGATGTTGCCAGCTTCGTCCGCTTCGCCGTGCTTCTTGATTAACTCTTTCTTTAACTCTTCGCAAGCTTCTTTTTCGGTTACTACCTTTTTACTCAAATCGTTTAACCAGTATTTCGTGGCCATTTTGATCTTCTCGGAAATAAGTCCCTTTGAGGTAACTTCTCCAGTTTGAGGATTTATAACTCCATTTAATTCAGCTTCAAGACTATAAAATTCGTAAAGCTTAAGGGATGTTTTCTGCATTCTTACTTAGATTTTTTTGCTGATTTCTTTGCAGGCGCTTTTTTAGCTACTTCTTTTGCTTTTTTGATAGTCTCGTTCTTAGGAGCTAATTCAGCGGCTTTCTCAACCACTTCTTTTGCTTCTTCGATTGCTGGAGCTACTGCCTCTTCAACTTGATTAACTACTTTAGAGATTTTTGCTTTGTTTAATAGAATAGCAATTGCTACTGCTACTAATACGATGATGATTCCGAATAACATAAGTTTTTAAGTTTTTGTTTATAAATATAAATATACGCTTTTTTTCAAAAAATCAACTCTAGTCCTTTAGACCAAACTTGATCCATTTGTACCAAATTCTTTCGTGTACGTAATATTGTATTGGTTTGTACACTAATTCTGCTACCCCAAAAGCTGCTCCAATTTTCACAGATCCTGTCACTGCCCACATGATTCCAAATCCTATCAAGGTGCTAACTATTCTATAGCTGATTGTTTTGGCGATGTGCCTCTTCTTTTGTACCATCATAAACCTTCGTTCCTTTTTAGATTAATTCCAACAGCTCTATCGACTTCTGGTGCTTGTGGATCTTTATCGTTGATTACGTATCTTGTGCCTCTTCCAATTCCCATTACCAATTGATGATAATTAACACCAATTTTTTCTAGTTCTTGTTTTGTAAATAGTTCAAGTTCTGAGGGCCTTGCGGTTGTAATTACTATATGAGCACCATTATTGTGTTCGTTATTTATTTTATCAATAACGCTAGTAATTGCTTCTGGCGCTACAGTTTCTATCTGATCGAAAGGTCTGTACTTGATTAGAGTACCATCGATGTCCACAAAATAGGTTGGGTGTTTTATCATAACTTACCTTCGGCTTTCATTTGTTCTCTAATCTTGGTTGCAGATATATCGCTAATCTCTTGTGGTGGTATGTGCTCTACGATATCGTAACCAACTCCACGGCCAAATTCAACTGAGCATATATCTGGAATAGAGATTACTCTTAGTTTTCCAGCGGATACTTCCTCTTGCATTTCGTTTGCTATGTTCATCATGATATCGTTGACCGAAAATGGATTCTTTTCGTTTACTTCTACTTCCCTAATTGCTACGCAGACTTTACCGCCTTCGTTTATTACCTGTCTAAATAACTCTTTGTGCCCGGTATGAAGTGGCTGCCAACGACCTATAAATAATGACCATTGACTAGCTTTTTTTTCTAACGAACTCTTAACGTGTAATTTTTTCTCCCACATACTCATATATTTTTGTTACGCATTCTTCTATTGATATTTTAGAAGTATCTAAATGTAACACTTTTTCTTCAATTGGTTGTTCAAAATCTTTTACGTGGAAAGCTTCTCTACCCCTTTCTCCCTCGTAAGTCAAGTAAATCCAAGCTACGTTGTTATCCAGATCGTTTAAATAGTCTCTGGCCTCTTTGTAAGGATATACCAAAGAAAGTACTATGTTGTTTCCATGACGATGCAGGTAGTGCGCAATATCGCTGGCCCTGTTTAAATTTCTTATTCTGCCCTCTTTACTATAATCCTTGTTGGCGAATAGCTCTCTTAACTCGTCTCCGTCTATGGTGCGAGATGATGGAAACTGTTTAGCTAGTGTAGTCTTACCACTATGAGGTTGACCAAATAATACTATTATCATTTTGTATATCTAAATTGTTGAAAATACCATGGATAGTTATTCCAAATCCAATCTGTAACGTCCTTGCCCAAAACCTGTCTAGCTTTTGAGGGAACCGGCGCCAATTTTTTTCTAATTTCGTGATCTCCAAAAACTCCGTAAACTTCGTCGTCCTCTTTTGTGACTTGTTCAATATTGTCAAAATCGTGTTTGTAATAAGGAATGTCCAAGTATCTATAAATTTTTCCCATTTCAGTTTCTGGGTACAAACACAAATCTTCGAATTTAACGAATAGCATTTTGGAGTCTATCCCCATTCTAAACACTTCTTGTAGCCTTTCTATTGCCAAACCTACTGGTTGCGATTGTGCCCAGATGTCTATACGTTTAGGAACTGTAGTGCCGCTCATCTGCGCCCAGTTAAGAATGGACTGCGCTTTATCTGGATTCTTACGGTAATTCTTTTCCATCGAACAAAAGACGTCCCTTAAGTCCCTGACCATACAGATGATCTTTGGCTCTTCGTATATGAAGTTCAAAAAATCGTAATGAATTCCCCATCCTCTTGATTTGTCTACCACGTACTTTCTATCGGTAATTGCATTGTAGTAAGCATCCATTCCACTGCGGCAAAAAGCTTTGAATCCAGTCTTCATTAATTCTGGGTCTTGAGCTTTAAACTCCGGTGAATCTGTGTAATTGCCCCTCGCTGCGAATACTAATTCTAATACGCCACTTGTTGGGGTTGCGTAAATATCTGAATTTTGGGCTAGTATGTTTTGTAACAACGTACTGCCTGCTCTTGGTAACGAGCTTTGAAAAAATAACCTTTCCATTTATAACTTATTGTTTGTTGATTGATTCTATGATCTTGTTGCTATCGAAAATTTCTAATTCGCTGTTGTAAGGAAACTCTAGCAAATCTCCACCTATGTTAAAAGGTTGAAGGAAAGAGTTTCTTAACTCAGGTTTCTTTGTAAATGGATTGTGAATTAGGTTGTCGTGAATTCCGTATCCAAACACTTCGGGTTTGTTTACTACCCAACATACAGTAGATGGCATTCTAAGTGCAGCGGCCATGTGTTGAGCTACGCTGTCCATAAACAATCTTTTTTGACTCAAAGAAACCAATACCACCAAACCTCTAAACGATTCGGTCACTCCAAATGTTCCTTCGAAAGAGATCTGATCCTCTCTCTTTATGTGAGCTATATTATATATGTCCTTGAAATGATTGATAACATCCACTACGTTATGGTAAGGAATGTCTCGTGCCCAAGAGTACTTCATATTGGCATCTCCGCCTCCGTTGGTTTGAATCACCATCAAAGGACGATCAGATACAAATCTGTTTCTAAAGAAAGAGACTTCTCTGTCTGTCAAAAATACTTGAGGTAATTCGTAGTTGTACTCTAGACCAAACATTTCACACCAGGTTTTAATCAAGTGCTCGTTCTGGTATAAGTGCTCTGTTTGTATGTAGGGATCGTGGCCAAAGACTTTGTAGTCCTCTTGACCTTTAATGTACTCCTCGTAGAAGTAGCTAAAGCCTCCAAAATTGAAGGCTCTATCTACAAAAGGGTTATTAAGGAAAACATCAGAGTATCCTGATATTGTAATTAACTTGGAATCTGGGTATTTTTTCTTTATTGCTTCGCAAACTGCCGTGGCCATTACGACCTTGCCAATACCACCATTGATCTGAAATATGATATTCATAACGTGAATTTAATAAAACTATTTGAAACCGTATAATTTATCTTCTAAGTACTAGAACATATTGATGTCAGCTGTAACGATTTCTGTTACTGTTGTACCTTGAGCTGTAGCAATTGCTTCCAATACTGTAGCATCGTTTGTACCCCAATCAGTAATTGTTTCTCCTGATAAGGTAATGTTTGTGTTGAATACTGTGTTGAAGTTTGTAACGCTTCCGCTTTCGTTTAGTACAACTTCTCCGTAAGATACTTGGAAGTTAACTGAATTTGTACCCAAAACGTAAGGGCGAGCAACTGCAGCGATGTAAGAACCAGTTACTGTAGTTTGAGTAAATGGATCCGCTTGATGAACGATTGAAGCCACTGGGCTAATTTTACCTAAGATCATATTGTTTGTTTTTTAATATTAATAGTGATGATGTAAGTCTACTGTGATAACCTCTGTGATTGTTGTTCCCAATTTCTCGGCAACTTTGTGTAGAACGAATTCGTCGTCTGTTCCCCAGCCTGATAAATCTTCGGCGGTAGATAACTCGATTTTGTCTCTCATGATGATATCGAAGTGATTTGCTACACCATTTTCATCGTATTCTAAGTTTCCGAACCTTAATTCGAATTCTATTTTTGGCACGCCGATTACGTATCTTTCAGCTTTAACTGTCATGTATTCACCAGTTACAGTTTCTGTTTGAAACGCACTAACGTGGTATGTTTTTGTTGCCACTGGGCTTAATTTACCTAAAAGCATATTTTTTGTTTGTTTGTATCTATAAATATTATACTAGATTGTTCCTTTTTAGAATTGCTTCTGTTACTTCTAGTCTCTCCTTTAATTCTTTAAGTGCATTTACGTAAGAAGCGTATAGAGCGTCTTTTTCGAATTGCAGAATTGGATCGCCTTCAATCTCTCCTCCCACATTTCCTTCTGCGTCTATCTTATCAATTAGATGGTGCGTAATAATTTCAGGTAAAATTTGACAGACTTGTTGCGCTATAAATCCGTACCTTCTATGGTTAGCGCAATCGCCATTGAATATGAATGAGACAGGATCTAATTGTGTTAGTTTATCAAGATTGTAAGTAAGTGGACATATCGAGTGTTTCATTCTGCAATCAGAAGTACCGCCGGATACATTACAGATGTTGTTTGCGTAGAGATAGCAAGCAGACGCTGCAATAACGCCACATCCAAAAGCAGCTGAAAATTGTCCACATGTTGCATTAGAATATCCACCTCCAATAAAACTATAGCCACTGCAAGTAGAATTATTTGAACCGCCTGCTACTGCAGAATAACTACCTAGAGCTGCATTACCGCCAGCTCCACCACCACCGCCTAAAGCAACAGTTCTGTATCCGGAAGCTGTACCACCACCAATAGCTACGGAAGAACAACCTGAAGCATTAGCGCGGCATCCTCCTGCAACTGAGAAGGCTCCTGATGCTGTAACAAATTGGCCTCCTACTACTACTGCGTGGGCTCCTGATACTAGATTAGATGCCCCGCCTCCTATAAACGAACGACCTCCACTAGACACATTAGACTCACCTCCAACTATTGTTGATAGGTATCCACTAGCGCTATTGCCGTATCCTCCTCCTATGAAAGTCCAGCCAATTGAAGCGTTGTTACTTAATCCTCCCACTACAACAGCACAAGCGGCTCCTGCAGTATTGCCTTGTCCTCCTACTGCTATTGAACGAGTTCCAGTAGCGCAATTTGATAAACCGCCTCCAACGAAACCGCCTGTTCCAGTAGAGCAATTTGATTGTCCTCCTGATACGGTTGCATATTCTCCAGTTGTACTGTTAGCTCTACCACCTCCCACTGTTGATTTGTACCCAGATACTGAGTTGGATACGCCTCCACCTATAGTTCCAAAGTAGTTTGCGCTGACTGTATTAGTTTCTCCTCCGCCTATAAAGTGATTTCTTCCTAATGTAATTCTATTGCAAGTTCCTCCACCGACTGTACTGTAATTCGAACAGGCGCAGTTAACAACTCCTCCTCCTACTACTGAATTAGCTCCAGTGGCTTTATTGGTGTCTCCGCCTCCAACAAAACTAAATGCTCCTGATCCTGTATTATTCGTTCCGCCTCCTACAAATGCGCAGCAAGTACTAGCTATGTTTCTATAACCACCTGCTACGGTAGCTGAGTCTGCAGTAGCAAAATTATATCGACCTCCACCTATAGTAGAGTAGTAAGCACTTACAGTATTATTTGTTCCACCCGCAATTGTATTACCATAATTTCCAATAATGCAGTTTGCATTACCTCCACCAATTACTCCATAAGCTGCAGCATTTCCTACTGTATTGCAAATTAAATTATTAGAACCGCCTGCAATAATTGCTCTTTGTCCTGTACAGATACAGTTTTGTGTGCCGCCTGCAATTGTTGATGCACATGTATTTACGTAGTTTAAAGCACCGCCTCCAACAAAACTAAATGCTCCTGATCCTGTATTTAAGTTGCCGCCTACTACTGCAGAACAATCTCCTGATGCTAGGTTAGCGCAACCTCCTCCTACAATGGATGCACCTCCAGACGCTATATTTGCTCTACCAGAAAAAACACCAGATCTTGCGTTACTCGCTACGTTACTATATCCACCACCTACTGTAGCCATATAGCCACTGGCTGTGTTGTTGTATCCTCCTATAATTGCGGCCCATCCTATTCCACACACGGTATTAGTATCGCCTCCTGCTATTACTCCTCTACCGTATACACCGCTTATAGAGTTAGAGATACCACCGCCTATAGTAGATAAAGCTGCTGTTATTCTATGACTTTGTCCTCCACCTATAAATGATCCTGTTCCTGCTGGGCAAATGCAACTACTACTACCTCCTACTATTACTGAGCATGTAGCTGATATAGAATTAAAAGTACCTCCTGCTATTGTTGACCAAGCTCCTGATGCTGTATTCCTATCTCCACCGCCTACTGCTGAAAGAACTCCGGATGCTGTATTTAAACAGCCACCTACTACTACTGAATAATCGCAAGACGACAAATTCTGTACTCCTCCGCCTATGAAACTAAATATGCCTGACCCAGTATTGAAAAATCCTCCTACGACTACCGCTCTACAAGCTCCAGTAGTAGTGTTATTTTTACTACCGTTTCCTATAAAAGATGCGTATCCTGAAGTTGTATTACAGTTACCTCCTGCTACGGTAGAATATTTACCACTTGCGCTGTTGTTGTATCCGTTTAATACTGTTGTATAAAAATTGGTTGAGGTAGTGTTGCTATTACCTGCAACTATAGCAGAGAAAGCTACGCTCGCATTGTTTGAGCAACCACCACCAATAAAGTTAAAATTTTGAGAAGAGGTATTAAATAAACCACCGACTATAGAAGAGTAGTTTGCGGTTAACGCATTACAAGATCCTCCAACAAATTGTCCCTGTAAGTTGATAGAACCAGTAACATTTACAGAACCGGTCATGGTCTGTGTATTTTCCGTAGAGTTTCCAAAAAGATTAGAACCGCTTGAGTAAACAATGCTAGAAGTAACAGTTTGAACCACCAAAGTTTGAGCTGTGATAGTAGAAGAGACAACTAGAGAACCGGTAATTGATTGATCTGCTCTAAAGCTGTTCGATCCTGTAGTAGCGTAAGTAGCAATAACGTTCAATAAGCTTGCCGAAATCTGTTGTTGACTAGAAGAGATCTCTTGTATAGAAGAGCTATTTGCAGTAATTCTTGTAGAAGCCGATCCAGAGAACGTATTGTAAGAACCGCTCAAAGCGATGTAACTAGCGCTTACTTGTAATAAGCTTGCACTAATGTCCTGTTGACTCGAAGATATAGTAGTAATTCTTGTCGAAGTGCTTCCAGAGAATACGTTGTAGCTTGCGCTCAAAGAGATATAGCTAGCGCTTAATTGTTGGTTGGAAGAGGAAACCGCGGTAAGTATTGCAGAAACTGATCCTGATGCTGTTTCTAGCGCTGTTGTTCTGCTCGAAACCGAAGAGCTGAATGGTAAATAAGTGGAGCCAGTAAAGCTGTTAAAAGACGCCGAGGTCACAAATGCCAAAGAGCCTGTACCGTCTAGCGTAACAGCATTGGAAGCGGTTACCGAAGAGGTTCCAGTTACGGATAAATCTCCGATTACTGTTAAAGAGCCTGTGACTATTGGAAAGTATTGAATCATTGTTTCTTTTTATATAATTATTTTACTTCCAGACTTCTACTCCTGTCCAACCGTTTAGAGCGTCGATGTCCTTTCTTGTTCCCACGATTAGAACGTTGTACTGTCCGTCGCAATTCGATCTAAAGTCTATGCAAGAGCACTCTGCGTTTACTTTTCCGTAAGCGTTTCCAAAGTGTTCTACTGCGCTTATGAAAATCTGCGTATTTTCGTTCAAGAACTTGTAGTAGCTCGGTAATTCCAAAGAGGAAGAGTAGTTAGAAGTTATAAAAGTGCACCTGTATAAGTTATCGCCCCTTGTTGGAGATTCCACAAAGGAGTGTTGTAAGTATTTTGTATTTGTTTTGCTTGGATCTGGATGCGAGATTCTAAAAGTACCTGAAGCTTTTGATAGAGCGTTTGTATAAGTGGTAGAAGCCGCTCCCGCAACTATATTACATCCTATTATAAACGAACAGGCAACCGAAATTGTATTGTTTCTTCCTCCTAATATAGCACTAAAATCACCACCCGCACATACGTGATTTGCAAAACCTCCAAGTATAGCTGCATATTGAACTTCAACAGTATTAGATTCACCTCCTGATAGAGTACCTCTTGTTCCAGAAACTAAGTTATTATATCCGCCTCCTAGTGTTCCATAAAGCCCACTAACTGTATTTGCTCTACCGCCTGCCATAACGCTAGCTTGTCCGCATGCTTTATTTTGGTATCCTCCACCTACAACAGACCAAGATCCAGATGCCCAACCAGCATATCCTCCACTTACTGTAGCTGTGTCTCCAGATGCACATGCATTAACTCCAAAAGCTATTGAGTGTACACCGACTGCTCTAGCTTGTCTACCCATAGCCACTGATGAGTGACAGAAAGCGCAGCTTTGATAACCACTCACTGTATTGTAACAACCACTAGCTGTGTTTTGATATCCTCCTGCAATAGAGGCAAATCTAGAAGCAGAGCACGCACAGTTTTGTAATCCTCCTCCTATAGTTGAATAACATCCAGAAGCACTATTTTTATTTCCTCCACCTATCGTAGCAAAGTTTACACCGCTTGCTACATTACCACAACCACCTCCAACGAAACTAAATGCGCCTGATCCTGAATTGAATGCGCCTCCTGCTACTACTGAACAAAGTCCTGATGCTAAGTTAGATCTTCCACCACCTACAGCTGAATGATTATTATTAGCTGTATTACTTTGTCCACCTGAAGCTACAGACATATAAGCCGAAGCAGTATTACTATCTCCTCCCCCTACAAAAGACCAGTTACCTGTTGCATTGTTTGATGAGCCACCAACAACAGCTGGTCTATAAGTAGCACTAGCAGTGTTTCCTGCTCCACCACCAACAAAAGCCCAATTACCTGCTGCTATATTATTATTACCACCTGCAACAACTCCCCAAGTACTTGTTACACAATTACCTTGACCGCCTCCTATTGTTGAACAAGGCCCTGTTGCTTTATTAGTAGCTCCACCTCCTACAAAAGAAGCTATTCCATTTGCGCAGTTTGTAACGCCTCCGGCAACAGTCGCATTTTCAAAAGCTCTATTTACGTAGCCTCCCGCTATTGTTGCATAGCTACCGCTTGCAGTATTTGCGTATCCACCCCCTATTCTTGCGTTTACTCCTGTAACGCAGTTATCTTCTCCTCCACCTATACTACTTAAATTTCCTGCCGCTTGGTTTCCTTTACCTCCTGATACAGTAGCATGAGCATTTGTTGCTCTACTACAAGAACCACCTGTCGCTGTTGCGTATGTTGATGTTGCGCAGTTGCAGAATCCGCCTCCTACAAAACTAAATGCTCCTGATCCGGTATTAAATTGACCGCCTACCACTGTAGCGCAGACTCCGCTAGCTAAGTTATTAATACCTCCAATTACTACTGATCTATCACACAATGCTATATTTGAAATACCACCGCCTACAAAAGAGTGATCGCCTAATGCTTGGTTTCCTGATCCTCCAACTGCGACTGTTCTTGAACCTTGAGCTACTACGTTAACTCCTCCACCTACGAAGCTTGTTAGACCGATTGCACAGTTGGTAGCGCCTCCTCCAATAGTAGAACAAACTCCTGATGCTATATTGCTAGTACCGCCTCCTATAAATGAAGCGGTTGCTGCGGTACAAATGAAGTTGTTCTTACCACCAGTTATTGCTGAATACTGAGCACTCGCGGTATTTCCACATCCTCCGGCTACTGTTGACATGTATCCTATAGCTGCGCTATAAAAACCACCTCCTACTGATGCATATTGGCATGCAAGATTGCTTTCACCTCCAGCTATTGTGGCAGCTGCTCCTACAGCACTGCTTGATCTACCGCCTCCTATAAACGAACAAGCGCCTGATGCTATATTGCTACAACCACCTACTACTGTTGAACAAGCTCCTGTAGAAGTATTAGAAACACCTCCTACGAATTGTCCTTGCAAATTCATAGAACCAGTAACGTTTACAGAGCCGGTCATGGTCTGTGTATTGCTTAATGCATTTCCAAAGATATTAGATCCTGAAGAGTATACTATAGAAGAGCTTACGGTAGAGACCAATAAAGTTTGAGCTGTAATTGTTGATGTTACCGTTAAAGAACCAGTAATGCTTTGATCTGCTCTGAAACTATTAGAGCCAGTTGTAGCGTAAGTAGCAATAACGTTTAATAAGCTTGACGAAATCTGCTGTTGACTAGAAGAGACCTGTTGTATTGAAGAGCTATTTGCAGTAATTCTTGTAGATGCACTTCCAGAGAATACGTTATAAGAACCACTTAAGGCTATATAACTTGCGGATACTTGTAATAAACTAGAACTAATGTCCTGTTGAGAAGAGGATATTGTTGTAATTGTTGTAGATACACTTCCAGAGAAAATATTATAAGAACCGCTTAAGGCTATATAACTTGCGCTCAATTGTTGGTTGGAAGAGGAAACCGAGGTCAATACGGAAGAGAAACTAGCAGAAGTCGGGTTGTAAGAGGCCGTGGTTACGAATGCCAAAGACCCAGTTCCGTCCAAGGCCATTGCGTTGGAAGCGGTTGAGATCAAAGAACCACTGGTAATTGTTATGTTACCTATAATTGTTGCGCTACCTGTTAAGGTCAGCGATCCGGATATGACTGGGGAATATATATTCATAGCTAAGTATAAATATTGGATATCCTAGTAAGTAACTCCCTCTTGTTGTTCTGAAGCTTTATATAGTCTGCCTGTCTCGTCGGCCGCCTGTAACTCTGCTGCTTTTGCCTCGCACTCCACTAAAGTGTCGTACTCGTAGATTGGATCTTCTGGGTTTAATCGGGCTACCCACACGCTGTCAATCCCAGGGATGAATTGCATTAATACTATATATTTCATATTATTTATTTTTTAGTGTTTCAACTTCTAATTCTAAAGCTTCTATTCTTTCTTTTAATTCCTTGAATGCATTCACGTAAGAAGCGTATACTGCATCTTTTTCAAATTGTAATATTGGTTCTCCATCTACTTCGCCTCCCACGTTTCCTTCTGCATCGACTTTGTCAATTGGATGATGTGTAATGATTTCAGGAATTTTTTCGCAGACTTCTTGAGCTATAAATCCATACCTTCTAAAGTTGCTACAATCTCCATTGAATACGAAAGAGACAGGATTTAATTGTGTTAATTTATCGAGACTATAAGTAAGTGGACAAATTGAGTGTTTCATTCTACAATCCGAAGTACCACCAGATACATTACAGATGTTGTTTGCGTAGAAGTAACAAGCCGAAGAAGCTGTTATTCCACATCCTGCAGCAGTCGAATATGCTCCTGTTACTGAATTTCCATATCCGCCTACTACTGAAGCCCATATTCCTGAAACGTTATTTCCTCTGCCGCCGCCAATAAATCCATGACAACCGCCTGATATTGTGTTTGTATAACCGCCTGATATTGTTCCGGAATAAACACCACAAATACAGTTGCCATATCCTGCGCCAATAAATGAGTAGTATCCTGAAGATGTGTTTGATGCACCTCCTACAACAACTGCAGAGTGCGGTCCAATTGCTTTATTACATCCACCACCTCCAATAAATGAACGATACGTTGAAGCGCAGTTACCCATACCTCCTACTACTACACTTTTCTCTCCTGATGCGCAGTTTGTGTTTCCTCCTCCTATAAAGCTATAATCTCCAGTAGCGCTATGTAAATAGCCTCCTACAACAGTTGCGTAAGATGCAAAAACGTCATTGCTATATCCTGCGCCCATAAAAGAATACGCGCCTCTACTTGCATTGGATCTACCACCCACTAACATTGACCAAGGATTGTTTGCGACATTCGCTGAACCTCCTAATATTGCAGAACAGTTTCCTGAAGCTATATTTCCATTACCGCCGGCTACTACACCGTAAGCGCCTGTGGTGCAGTTAACATAACCGCCTCCTATAAAAGAATTATTTCCTGATGCTAGATTATTTGCGCCTCCCGCTACCACTGCTTCATCGCAAGCTCCGTTTTGAATACCACCTCCTATTGTTGAACGAATACCTGTTGCTCTATTTTGAAATCCTCCTCCTATAAAACTAAATCCTCCCGCTGTGCATATAGTTGGAGCAACAGTAAATCTTTGACCATTCCATGTACCTCCTGTTGTATTACCTCCAGCTCCTCCTGCAATAGTGGCAACGCATAGACTAGAAGCGCACAGATAATTCCAACTACCGCCTCCTATAAACGATAGTACACCAAAAGTGGTGCCTGTGCTGTTTATTACATTTGTGTAGCCTCCTGATATGGTAGAGTAGTTTCCTGATACTGTATTTCCGTATCCACCTACATTAGAGGCATAGTCTCTATTTACTAAATTAGTACTGCCTCCTAAATTACTCGAGTAAGCTGCAGTTACACAGTTTGATTGTCCTCCACCTACTGTTGATCTTAGACCAGAAGCTACGTTATTATTACCGCCTGCTATCACAGAACATGCTCCTGAAGCGAGGTTACCTGCTCCACCTCCTACTGTTGATAAACTACCTGATGCTACATTAACATATCCTCCACTAACTGTAGCCCATACTCCGCTAGCCGTATTACCTCCACCGCCACCTACTTTTGCGCAGTTAGCAGTTGCTGCATTTCCTTTACCGCCACCTACAATTGAATAGTCCCCTGATGCTGTGTTTTGTTGACCTCCAGCTACAGCTCCTCTATTACCGCTTGCAATATTCAAAACACCGCCTCCCACAAATGCACTATTATTAGTTGCGCAGTTTTTATAACCGCCCGATACAGTTGCGTGACTAGTTGTTGCTTGGTTACCAATACCGCCTCCTACAGAGCTAAGTCCTCCTGTAGCACAGTTTGTTTGCCCTCCTAAAACAGCTGAACAAGCTCCAGTTGCTTTATTAGTTATACCTCCTGCTACAGTTGCACTCCCGGCAGTGGCACAGTTTCCGTATCCTCCTGATACCGTTGAATTGTACGCTGATGCGGTGTTGCTAATACCTCCTCCTACAAACGCTCTTGTACAACTAGCAGTATTACTATCGCCACCGGCTACAGTAGAGCGAAGTCCTGAAGCTATATTATTGCTGCCTCCTCCCACGGTACTAAATGCGCCTGATCCAGTATTGAATTGTCCGCCTGATATTGTTGAGCAGTTTCCTGAAGCTATATTACATCTTCCTCCTCCCACTCTGCTACTATCTCCTGAAGCGCAGTTACAATATCCTCCACTTATAGTCGAAGCATATCCGCTAGCTTTATTTACGTGTCCTCCACCAACTGAAGCATAAAAAGATGATGCTGTGTTAAGAACGCCTCCCAATATACTAGATCTTCCACCTATAGTGCAGTTGTAATAACCTCCACCAATTACGCTTTGACAAGAAGTACTAGTGATGCAGTTACCTTGACCAGATCCTATGAAAGAAGCTGTACTTAATGAAGAAATACAGTTTAGTAAACCGCCACCGATAAACGCGCACTCTGCAACTACAGTATTACAAGATCCACCTGCTATCGAAGAAATATATCCTGACGTAGTATTTCTATATCCACCTCCTATGAAACTAAATGCTCCTGATCCCGTATTTAATTGTCCTCCAACTATTGTTGAACAAGCTCCTGTTGCGCAGTTGTAAATACCTCCTAGAATAGACGATACTACACCGCAAGCTATATTATTAGAACCGCCTGCAACTAGCGCAGCAGTACTATATGCTGTATTAAAATCTCCTCCTAATATCGCCGCAGCTACTCCATTTACGCAGTTATTAGATCCTCCTGCTATTATGGCTCTGCTACTTTGAGCGAAATTATTACATCCTCCACCTACGAATAAAAACGTTCCTGATCCTGTATTTTGAGTTCCTCCAACAAACTGTCCTTGTAAATTTATAGAACCAGTAACGTTTACAGAACCAGTCATGGTTTGTGTATTACTTAGGCTATTTCCAAAAAGATTAGAACCACTTGAATATACTACTGAAGAGGATACAGTGCTCACTATCAAGGTTTGAGCCGTAATTGTTGATGTTACTGTTAAAGAACCTGTAATGCTTTGGTCTGCTCTGAAACTGTTAGAACCAGTAGTAGCGTAGGAGCCAGAAATAACGATTAGACTAGCGCTGATTTGTTGTTGACTAGAAGAGACCTGTAATAGCGAAGAGCTGATTTGTTGTTGAGAACTTGATACCGCGTTGAAAGAAGCCGTGGTTGTGAATCCAACAGAGCCAGTGCCCTGTAATAAGTCCGAGTTCAATGCCAAACTAGCAGTGCCGGACAATGAGCCTGTTACTATTATTGCGCCTTGGAAATTTGCGTTTCCTGTTACTGTTAGAGACCCGGTTATGTATGGTGAGTTGAGTATCATCTTTTATTTTGTTTTTAGTAACTCTATTTCTAGTGCTTCTACCCTTTCTTTTAATTCCCTAATTGCGTTTGCATAACCGGCCCAAATGGCCTCTTTTTCGAATTGTAATATTGGTTCTCCTTCTCCATCTACCTTGGCTATTACTTCTCCATTAGAATCGATTACATCTATGGGGTGGTGATTGATGATTTCTGGAATA